ACTTCTTGCTTTTTCATATCATTCTCCCGTAGTTGATATAAGATTTATCCCATACATAATATAAATAAAAAGGGGCGTCAAGCCCCTTAATGTTTGGTTTCCTCGTCATAATCGTAGGCGGCGGCGATAACTGCCGCTTGGTTCATGGCGGATGACAGCATACCCATTGTTGTGTTGCTGTCGGGGCTGGATACCATAAGCCGGAACAGGAGCGCGGTCAGCGCACCGCCCATCACGGCTCCTGCATTGTAGCCGTCCTGTTCCAGTTCATCTAGCAGGGCGTTCATATGATCCCCTGCTATATCGAAATCGTGTTCTAAGTCACTCATCCGCGTTGTATCCTTTGCCATGCCGCCTGTATTTCTGCCGCTTTATCCACGGCTTCACGGCTAAATTGGCCGTCAGCCGCGGTCTTTGAAGCGTGGAGTTCGACAGCCCGACTGACTATCGCTAGTGCTGTTTGCCAGTCCATGTCCCGCGCCTTCTCTTTTACATTATCAGAAATTTTCATCGTCGTCTTCTCCCGTATTTATATAAGACAACTCCTATATATGCTAACTACTACATCTTGTCAACAGGCAAAAAAAAGACCCCCAGAGTCGAGGAACTCTGAGGGTCTCACTACGGGAATGTAGAACTTGGGGGCTCTACGTCTCCGATTATAAGCGAATGTATGGGAATTGCAACATATTATTGGGTAAATTAGGGGATTATTTTCGACTTAATTTTTAATTAAATTAAGTCTTTAGCACGGGAGGTGTTTTTGGGGGCTTTTGAAGCGGGTAAACTTGGGGAATACATTTGTGCATCGCGGTTAATGAAGTTAGGGGTCTCTTGTGAAATAATCAATTTAGACACAATAGACATTTTGGCTTATGTCGAACAACAAATGTTTCGTATTCAGGTCAAATCCAGCAAATTAAAAAAACATGGTAATTCGCTTGGCTATCAGTTTGCCACCTGTTACAGCGGCAGGAAGAAGCCGCTCACTATAGAGCACTGCGATATAGTGGCTCTTGTGGCTACTGATTGTGAACGGGTGCTGTTCAAACCGGTTGAATGCTTAAAGGGGCAGGTTACTAAGCGTATCCTGCCCCGTAAATTTGATAGGGATGATTTAGAATATAAGTCGTGGAATTATTGTTTAGATTATCTCAATCCAGATCGTCAGGATTGATTAACCCCTTTTCTAACGCATCCAACAACTCATCATCTGATAGTCGGTCAATGGCTGATGCAGAATATATTTTCTTCATCTTGCGTTTGGGCTTAGCGACTACTTGTTTTTGGACAGGTTTTGCGACTACTTGCGGTTTTTCATTTTCCGCCATCTCAATAGTGGCATAACGATGACCGCATTTTAAGCACTCCCTGTTGCGGCGGATTGTTCCGCCATAAGGCCTAGAGTTATAAACCTTACTTTTTGAATTACACTTTGGGCAAATCACACTGCTCTCCCTGACAACATTCTTGAATGTAAAGGTGGCAAACAGAGCATTGAACATGACCGTGAACTTCAACAGGTGGTAATTCACATAAGCACCGTGGGCATCGGTTATTGTCTAAAAATTTTTTAATACCCATTGGCGGGTATTCCAATTCCCTATTCTTCGGCCTCTTCGTCATCTTCAACTTCTCCTGATCCGCCGCAGAGTTCGCACTCCATTACGCGGCCTTCCAGCCAGCCACCACGCCATGCCATCGGAGCGGGGACAGCGACTTCATATTCACACTGTCCCTCACCTCCGCACTCAGGGCAAGTTTTATACACGCCCTAAAGCCTTTTGGCGGGTATAATGATCACGGTTGTGCTTTTTCACCCGTTCAGGATTGTTTTTTGTCCAATGTTTTCTGGAACATTTCTTCGAGCAATATTTGCGCTGTTGACCCGTGAGCCGCGTTCCGCAGTTCGCGCAGTTTTTCCTGCCGTTTTTGCGTTTAATCTCAACAACATTGCTAGGCGGGGCGGGTTCCGCGGCTTTTTTCTTAGCCTTTTCCCTAGCAAGGGCTTCGGCTACCTCGCCTTCAATTTCATAACGGAGCAAGATAGCCCGTGCGCCCAGCATTTCCATCGTGCGTCGGCTCACAGAACCTGTTTCGTCATATTCGTGCAGAGCAAATTGAATTGCGTACAGGGTATTATGTTTTTCCATTTCGGTCTCCCGTATAAGAGTTGGTATTACTTATCCCATACCATAGGTAAAAAAATAGGTCAACTACATATAGTAGCAACCTATTTATTTTTTAATTGTTCGATACGAACTTCTTTATAGACTTCCCACATAATGCGAAGTTGGCCGCTAATTGTGCGTCCTTCGGCTTTTGCGATTGTCTTTATCTGCTCGTAGACCTCAATAGGCACGAGAACAGACTTCCATTTGGTTATATCCATTAAATTTTATCCCAATATATTGTGACCTGTAAGCGAATATATAGGAGATGTATTGTTTTTGCAAGCAAAAATGTGGCTCTAAGCGACGCCTAGAGCCGAGTTTAGGGAGGAAAATGCATAAAACTACTTAGTTTTGAGTTGATAAATAATAATCAGCATCAGAACTGTCTGAATTGCGTCTATCCAAGGTATTGCAAAACCTGCTGACATATTATTCCGCCTCACCCCAACTTGGGCCGATTTCGACATCACACTTGCTGGGTATCTCTAAGGGTACAGCATTTTCCATAATTTGTGAAATGTTCATTGCGTCTTCACGATTTTTCACAGAAATAGCGATTTCATCATGGATTTGGATAAGCGGGATGCGCCCTTGTTCATAAATATTCACCATTGCCTGCTTTGTCATATCCGCGGCGGACGCTTGGATAAGTCTATTCAGGGCTTTGTAGGTGTATGCCCGCTTCAAACGGGTGGTTTCGCCGTATTCTTTTACGGCATCTTGGTAGGGAAGAGCCTTGTTCATGGCGAATGTGTCGGGCTCCCAGAGGTCAAAACGACACTTTCTGCCCAATATGGAGCGGATAGAGCCGCTTGAGCCGCGGTCGTTGAGCCGATTTTGGACGCCATTCATCAGGCCTTTGACGAACGGGACGCGGTCGTGATACTGCCGGACAAGGCCTTTGGCTTCATCTACATCAATATCTAGTTGGTCGGACAGTTTGTTAACGCCCATACCATACATCATGCCCAGATTTATGGTCTTGGCTTGCTTACGCGGGATGTTAGCCATTTCGGCCACCATTGTGTGGAAGTCCATGTCGGGGTCGTTGCGGTAGGCATCGACAAATTCTTCCACGCCAGCCATCTGTTTGCCACGGGCTTTGCCATATACATATGAGTAATGCACCAAGATCCGTGGTTCCTGTTGCGAGAAATCAATCGCCGCCCACTGCTCACCCTCTTCCGGCAGAAACAGGCTACGGATCATCGGGCCAAGTTCTGGGTCGCGGGCAGGAATTTGCTGCAAATTTGGGTTGGACATTGATATGCGCCCAGATACAGTCCCACCGTCATCGGAGCGGATTTGGTTTATGTGAGCGTGTATGCGTCCATCGTTGTGGCAGTGCTTCATAATGGTGTTAATAAAGGTGCCGCTAGTCTTGTTCAGGTTGCGGGCTTTAACGATTAACTGCGCCAGTTCATGCGGGTGGTCGGTTAGGAACGCTTTGGTAAATGACGGTGCGCCCTTTTCTGTTTTTGGATAGGGGATGCTTAATTTATCGAAGGCTTTAGCGATAGATGCCGCCGCCCACAGTTCCACATCGCCGCCTGCTACAGATTTAATCTGCTTCAGGATTTCTTTTTCCTGCTTGATGAGGTGGTTTCTGGTGCGCTCGACGCGGTCTTGGTCAACGCGGACGCCGCGCCAAGTCATGTCAATCAGGCACGGCAGGAGTTTTAATTCGAGGTTAGCGATAGGCCAGAGGTCTTCTTTGGTCAGTTGCGTAGCCAGATAGTTCCATAGATCAAGCGTGATCTCCGCGTCGTTCTGTGCATATGGGCCGACATACATAGCGGGCATCTTCCACATCTCTGCTTTGGGGTCGAGGCCAAACTCTCTGGCGGCTTCCTGTAGCGTTTTCTCTGTTTTAATTTTACCCAACAGGTCGTAACAAAGGCTGTTCAGGCTGTAACTGAAACGGTTCTCATCTAACAGGGACGCGATCAGCATTGTGTCAATAATGCGGCCATTGAGCGTGAAGCCCATGCGCTTAATCCAGCCCGCATCATATTGCGCGTTGTGCATGATCTTGTCGGCAGGGCACTCAAATACTTTTTTGAGCCATTTATTGACGATGCGCTCGTCCAGATTGCCGCCACCTAGATGACGAATGGGGATATATCCAGCCCAGTCTGCTACGGCTATAGCGTAGCCTACTACCTCACCATCACCACTAGGCCATCCGGGCCCGTTGGTCTTGATGTTTGGGTCGCGGGTCTCGACATCTATTGCGATTTGCTTCGCATCGAAGATGTCAGGCAGTTCTGCTGGCGGAACCCATTCGCTTTTCGGGCCGAACATTGTCATCTGTAGTGCCATTATTTTTCTCCGCCTAGTGCCGCATATCCTGCTATGTCGATCCAGCTATCTTCATGGTCGGTTTTCATCAGCCGTGCGGCCTTCACCATAATCATGCACAACGCCATCTGTTGAGGCGTGACCTCAATGCCCAGAACTACAGACCACAGCTTGGCTATGTCCTCAAAGTTTTTCTTGGCATCGCCATATTCTTTGGCGCGGTCGCCGTTAATCAGTTCTTCAGCTTTGTGTAATAGTTGGTCGCGCTTCATGTGATGCCTCATTATTTTTGTGTTCATAGTAAGCAATGGTCATTGCTATCAGGACGAAGGATATGTATGCACCCAGAATTATTTGCAGGGGCAGTTTCAGGAAGATTAGAATGTTTGTTATAACCCTAACCATTCCAATGCTCACTTATGGCTTTGGTTCTGAAAAACCCGTCATATTCTGGATTAAGGTGATGAAAATACCTAGCATAGTAAGCGCGGTGATTGTTACTTAATTTGAATCCACCGTTGCTTTTAGTTTCGATGTCTGTGTGCCACCGTATTCTTTCAAACACTGCATTGGCAGAATAATTTTCAAAGCCCGCGTTAATTACTTGAAAAGTAAACTGCTCAAACAGTTTGTAAACATGGGGGTTTTGTTTGTGGAACTGCCACCATTTTTCTTTTAAGGACTGCGTCATATCCAGTAACTCCTATTCATATCCTCCGGCTCCACCAAGAACAAATTTTGCTTGGTGCGTGTAACGCCGACATAAAACACCCTATGCAAGTCGTCTGGAGCCGTCTCAGCGGCCTTTGATGCCGCCGGTGATAGATCGGTATATAGAACGACATTGTCGGCTTCCCCGCCCTTAGAGCCGTGGATCGTGGACAGATTTATGCGGGGTATGGCATTAAACTTTTCTCCGCGCCGCAAAAGTGCCGTGATGTAGGCTCTTTCGCCGCTTGGCATTTTATCCATTGCCTCGTGCCATATCA